CTACACTGGTTCACACACTTTGTCAACACATGTTTACCTGTGAATATTCCCATCGTGTTACGCTTGACATCTCGTGTCATCTGTGGTAGGCCTTTGGGCCTCGTGACTACCACAGTCTGCGCCTCGTGTCAACCCTTGTGTCAACGTGAATAGTACCAAAGTTTATCCTTGCGCTCGTGTCTGCCTTGTGTTAGACTGAAGGGTGGGCCTCGTGTTGACACCGGGGGAGGGGATTGACTTGTGTTAATTATAGTTGTAGCCACCTCAGCACACCAGAAGGTGAATTTAGAAAAAATAGGGACTATTCATGTTACTTATGCCCTGCCTAGCGCCTTGTTTTACCTCGTGTTTACCCTGTGTTGACACAAATGCACTAAATAGGTGCGCCTATAGTATAGCTTGTGTACTATTTACATAAAATAAAGCTTGACTTTTGAGTAAAAGTATGGTATAATATAAGGTAGATATTAGGATGTATTTAGTGAAGCAGGTGCGGGACTAAAGATTGAGTGTTGTATAGTTCGTATAGATCCCCTCATCTGTTGCAACCTAAGCAGGGGACTCATGCGAACTAGCGTTAAACACAAGGATACAGGAGAATGTCGTCAGGTGACACCCTAGAAACCAAAGAAAACACCCTAGAAGCCCAAGCAGCAGCTAGAAAAGAGATTAATATTAAAAAGAGACCCAGAGGTAGGCCTAAGCAAAAGGAAATCAAGGCTAAAACTGCAGGGTCTAGAGGTAAAGTAGGCAGACCTAAGGGTGATGCTACTATAATTAATGAGTACAAGGCTAGGATGTTAGCTAGTCCTAAGTCCGTTAAGGTACTAGAGACTATCTTTGAGGCTGCTTTAGACCACGATCACAAGAATCAGGCAGCAGCATGGAAGCTAGTGATGGACAGAATACTCCCAGTAGGTGCATTTGAAAAAGAGGTGGTAAAAGACAATGGAAGAAGTGCAATACAGATTAACATCACTGGTGTCGGAAGCACGGAAATTCTTGGAGGCCCTGAAGACGGAAGCACAATTGAAGGTGAACTCATTGAGGAGTAAGCTTTCAGGCTGTGACTGCGGTTGTCAAGAGTGTCAAGAGGAAGATTCTTGAAATACTTCACTAAAGAAGAGTTTAACTGTCAACATACTGGTGAGAACCGTATGGAGGACGAGTTTTTACTCAAGTTAGACCAACTCAGGGACAACTGCGGTTTCCCTTTTGTTATCACCAGCGGCTACAGAAGCCCTAGCCACCCTATAGAAGCTAAAAAGGATGTACCGGGAACCCACGCGCAAGGCATAGCAGCAGACATAAAAATAACAAACGCTGCACACCGGTACACGTTAATAAGAGAAGCTCTATCCATGGGATTTACTGGCATAGGGGTCGCTGGTGACTTTATTCACGTTGATACACGGGGAACTGTACCCGTTATCTGGGTTTACTAGGCATCTTTAGGGGACGCTGGGCATGTTATTCACTAAAAACGTAAACCTAACAGACACATCTACACAGACTATTATGACTGTTCCTGACAGTTTTGTAGCTCACTGGAACATGCTGTTTGTAGCTAACCTACATAACTCAACTAACGACGTTACTGTGTTTGTAGACAAACCTTCTCCTACTGCTGATGTGTACATCTACAACGGAACCACAGTAACTTCTAAAAACAACCTGTTGATCGACGGTAACGCTATCTTTGTACTTCAAGCAGGAGACATAATTAAAGCATCATCAGGATCAGCAGGCAACGTAGAAGTAGTAGTAACTTTTGATCTACAGTATTCTCCTTTTTCTCTCAATAACTTTTAAGCTGGAGTGTAATCTGTGATGATTACCATCGTTGGTGCTGATTGGTGTCCTGCGTGCCGTAGAGCCAAGAAGACTGCCAAAGAGCACAACCTAGACTACAAGTACGTACACATACCTGCGGGTCAAGCCGGTTGGGACTTAGTAGAAGCCATGAGTGGCAAGAGGAGTATTCCACAAATCTTTTACCACTTTGGTGGTTCAAAAGAATTTAACGAAGCCCTAAACAGCATAGGAGAACTTTCACAATGACTAAACACCTGTTTACTATCTTTGCCTTACTAGTAGCCCCTATTGTCTACGGCAGCACCGTTATCAACTACGACGACGGATCTACGTACACCCTAGAGGAAAACCAAGAAATCTACATCAGTACGCCTAGTAGCTCTCTGTTCAAGAGACAGCTCATGAAAAACAAAGACACGTTCTTTCGTGTACAGAAGCCGTGGACTAAGCGTGACTACGTACCCGTGGCATCAGACGACTACACAGTAGGATCACATCAGTGGTGTAAGACTTACGTGCCGTGGAGCGAAGGTTTATCGTTCGACATGATTTCGTGGCAACGGGCCTGTGACACAGACAACGACGGTAAGTACGGCTGTGGTGACAATCAGTTTGATAACTCAGAAGACGCTGGGGTTTGTAACTAGACCAAGTGACAGACTTAAACGTACAACTGTTGCCGTGGCAGCAGGAAGTCTACTCTGATCCTACTAGGTTCAAGGTAGTAGCCGCAGGACGGAGAACAGGGAAGTCCCGTCTTGCTGCTTGGATGTTAATTATTAATGCACTGCAGACCGATAGAGGTCAAGTTTTTTACGTTGCGCCTACGCAGGGCCAAGCAAGAGACATCATGTGGCAAACCCTGCTAGAGCTAGGACACCCTGTTATCTCAGGTTCGCACATAAACAACCTGCAGATCAAGCTGGTCAACGGGGCCATGATTAGTCTCAAGGGAGCCGACAGGCCTGAGACAATGCGTGGTGTGTCCTTGAAGTTTCTCGTGATGGACGAGTACGCAGACATGAAGCCTGATGTATGGGAACAGATACTCCGTCCAGCACTGGCAGACCAAAAGGGTTCTGCGATGTTCATAGGTACGCCTATGGGACGTAATCACTTCTACGAGTTGTACAAGTACGCGGAGTTAGGTGACGATGAGACTTACCGGGGCTGGCATTTCACCAGCTACGACAACCCTCTGTTGGACCCGTCTGAAATCGACATGGCGAAGAAATCAATGTCGAGTTACGCCTTTAGACAAGAGTTCATGGCCTCGTTTGAAGCCAGAGGCTCAGAGATGTTCAGAGAAGATTGGGTACAGTTCGGAGAAGAGCCAGAGGTTGGAGATTACTATATAGCTGTTGACCTAGCTGGATTTGAGGAAGTAAACAAGAAACGGACGAAGAACGCTAAACTAGATGAAACCGCAATCGCTGTTGTTAAAGTTAGTCCTGATGGTTGGTACGTTGATAACATTATATATGGGCGGTGGAGCCTTGACGAGACTGCCACCAAGATATTTCAGGCGGTCAGAGATTACCGTCCTATCAGCGTTGGTATTGAACGAGGAATCGCAAAGCAGGCTGTAATGTCGCCTCTGATGGACCTACAGAAGCGCTACGGGACGTTCTTCAGAGTCGAGGAGCTAACCCACGGTAACAAGAAGAAGACTGACAGGGTGATGTGGGCGCTGCAGGGACGCTTTGAGAACGGCTACGTAACACTGAGTAAAGGCGAGTGGAACTCTAGGTTCTTGGACCAACTGTTCCAGTTTCCAGATCCTCTGACCCACGATGACTTGATTGACGCTTTGGCTTACGTAGATCAGTTAGCACAAGTAGCGTACCACTACGATTTTGAAATAGACGACCACGAACTACTAGATGTAGTAGCAGGATACTAAAGTGAATCACAGAGTTTTTAGACCGTTTAACACATATGGCATCTACGCTATTTCTGCCGTAGTGTTTTTTACACTTGGTTACAGCGTAGCAATACTTTAAGGAAAGTACTATGGCAGAAGATATCTATAGCCCAGACCCTCTGATGATTGAAGAGTCTCTGGAAGAGTGGGTGATGACCAAGTGTGAAAACTGGCGTGACCACTACGAGTCAAACTACGAAGCAAAGTTTGAAGAGTACTACAGGCTATGGAGAGGACAGTGGGATCCTGCAGATTCTCAGAGAGGATCAGAGCGTTCCAGAATCATATCTCCTGCGCTACAACAGGCCGTAGAGTCTAACGTAGCAGAGCTAGAGGAAGCCACGTTTGGCAGAGGTAAGTGGTTTGACATCGCTGACGACACTAACGACAAAGACCGTCAGGACGTACAGTACCTCCGTAACAAGCTAACAGAAGACTTTGAGAACTGTAAGGTACGTAAGGCTGTTGCAGAGTGCCTAATTAACTCTGCTGTGTTTGGCACAGGTATAGGAGAGGTAGTTCTTGAGGAGATCAAGGAAATGGCTCCTGCTACTCAGCCTATTATGGAAGGACAGTTGCAGGCTGTAGGTGTAAACATTACTGACAGAATCGTTGTTAAACTCAAGCCAGTACTTCCTCAGAACTTTTTAATAGACCCTGTAGCAACGACTGTAGAAGATGCTATGGGTGTGGCTATTGATGAGTTTGTGTCTAAGCACTCCGTAGAACTTCTGCAGGAGCAGGGCGTGTACAGAGACGCTTACATTGAGTCTGCTGCGCCTGACACAGACCTAGAGCCTGACCAAGACCTAACGATCTACAACGACGACAAGGTACGCCTGACTAAGTACTATGGCCTAGTACCTCGTGAAATGCTTGAGGCTGAGGACGTAGACGTAGAAGATGAGTCTATGTACGTTGAGGCTATCGTAGTCATAGCTAACGGTGGTACACTCCTGAAGGCTGAAGCTAACCCTTACATGATGGGTGATAGGCCTGTAGTTGCTTTTCCTTGGGACGTAGTTCCCGGAAGATTCTGGGGTCGTGGTGTATGCGAAAAGGGCTACAACAGTCAGAAGGCGCTAGACACAGAGCTACGTGCACGTATTGACGCCTTGAACCTTACGATCCACCCAATGCTCGCTATTGACGCTACTAGGCTACCTCGTGGTGCTAAACCTGAAGTACGTCCGGGCAAGATGATTCTAACTAACGGAGATCCCCGTGAAGTTCTACAGCCGTTTAACTTTGGGCAAGTTGGTCAAATCACTTTCGCACAAGCACAAGCGCTTCAGCAGATGGTTCAGCAGTCTACAGGAGCGGTTGATTCAGCGGGAGTTTCTGGCGCTGTTAATGGCGAAGCTACTGCCGCTGGCATTAGTATGTCTCTTGGTGCTATTATTAAACGTCATAAGCGCACCTTGATTAACTTTCAGCAGTCGTTCCTGTTGCCGTTTGTAACCAAAGCTGCACACAGGTACATGCAGTTTGATCCTGAGAACTACCCTGTAGCTGACTACAAGTTCAACGCTACGTCTACTCTAGGCATTATCGCTAGGGAATACGAGGTAACACAGTTGGTGCAACTTCTGCAAACTATGAAGCAAGATAGCCCAATTTACCCTGTGTTGATCCAGAGCATCATCGACAACATGAACCTGAGTAACCGTGATGAGTTGATTGCGTCTATGCAACAGGCTCAACAGCCAGATCCTCAAGCACAGCAAATGGCTCAGATGGCTCAACAGACTCAGATGGAGTTTCAGCAGAGCCAGACTTCAGCACTACAAGCACAGGCTGCTGAGTCGCAAGCTAGAGCATCTAAGTACGCTATGGAAACACAGTTGCTACCAGAAGAGCTACAGATTGAGAAACTGGAAGCAGTCACAAGAAATCTCAAGGAAGGGGACCAAGAAGACAAGGAGTTTGACCGCCGCCTGAAGGTAGCAGACGCCCTACTGAAAGAAAGACAGATAGAAGGAAAACGTCCTAATGCTAATGACACAAACAGAAATGAACCAGTTCCTAACGCAAATCAACCAAGCGTTCCAAGACCAGTTCAACAAATTGGAAGTCCTAGAGGCCAAGGTGGTGGCCCTAGAGGACCAAATGTCGGGCCTGCGCCAGAAGGAGGACTCTGATAATGCCAAAGGAAAAAGACCCAAGACTAGCAAGAGCGGGCGTGTCGGGGTACAACAAGCCAAAGAGGACGCCTAGTCACCCCACTAAGTCACACGTAGTTGTGGCTAAATGTGACGACGGTAAAGTTAAGACTATCCGGTTTGGACAACAAGGAGTATCAGGTGCTGGCAAGAGTCCTAAGACTGATAAGGAGAAAGCGAGGCGTAAGTCCTTTAAGGCTCGTCACGCTAAAAACATAGCCAAAGGAAAGTGTTCTGCGGCTTATTGGGCAAACAAGGTAAAATGGTAAGGAGATAGCTATGCCACAAGGAAAAGGAACATACGGAAGTACAGTAGGAAGACCACCTAAAAAGAAAAAGAAGAAGGTTAAAAAATAATGCCTAGGGGACTATACAGCAACATACACGCCAAACGTAAGCGTATCAAGGCTGGATCAGGTGAAACTATGCGTAAACCGGGATCAAAAGGCGCTCCTAAGGCCTCTGCTTTTAAGAAAGCTAAGAAAACAGCCAAGAAACGGTAAAATTTACATAAAATAATACTTGACTTTTGAGTAAAAGTATGGTATAATATAGGTGTACTTAGGTACACTTAATACAACAGAGACAACCCAAGAGGCCTCAAGATGGATCAAGAAACACAGCAGTACTACGACGCATACTTTAGTCTTTTTCTTACTGATGGTTGGAAGCAACTTGTGCAAGACTTTGGCAACAATGCTTTACAGATTAACAGTATAGAAGCAACTAAAGATGCTTACGATATGTTTTTTCGTAAGGGACAACTAAACATATTAGCCCACTTAATCAACATGGAAACTATCGTTACAACTAACTACGAAGAGGCATCTAAGCCTCCAGAAGAAGATGATTAAAGTATTTGACTTTCGTTGTACTAACGGACATACCTTTGAAGAATTTGTAGAGTCAGGTACTACATCCAGTAGGTGCGGATGTGGTGCTAACGCTACAAAGATTGTATCAGCAACTCCACATATCCTTGATGGTTCCTCTGGGGATTTCCCCGGCAGGCACATGAAGTGGGTACGTGAACACGAGAAAGCTGGGCAAACCACGCGGGAAACCTCATAGGCCAACTCCCATTTAATCCTCCATAACCTAATAAAAATAATAGGCGGGGTAAGTTTAGAATGTCACGAGCAACACTAATTGATGAGCGTAAGGAAGAAGAATTAGAAGCAACAGACCAACTCGACACACAAGATACTGTAGAGACTCCTGAAGAGGAACAACCTCAGCAGCCCGAAGTTCCGGAAAAGTACCAAGGTAAATCTGTTGAAGACCTCGTACAGATGCACCAAGAACTTGAGAAGTTTTCAGGTAAACAGAGTACGGAAGTTGGCGAGTTACGTAAAGTTGTTGATGATTACATCCAGACACAACTCTCAGACCAACAAGCACCTCAACAACAGCAACAACAAGATGATAACGATGACGATGTAGATTTCTTTGTCGATCCTAAGACCGCTGTTAGTAGAGCTATAGACAACCACCCTAAGATCAAGGAAGCACAAGCTTACACACAACAGTACAAACAACAGGCTACTCTTGCACAACTCAAGTCCTCTCATCCTGAGATGGAACAGATACTGCAAGACCCCAAGTTTGCTGAGTGGATCAAAGGGTCAAAAGTCCGAACACAGTTGTTTGTTCAGGCAGACCAACAGTACGATTACGATTCTGCACACGAGCTATTTAGCCTTTGGAAAGAAAGGAACCAAGTAGTTCAACAGACTGCACAAGCAGAAAAAGCAGCACGTAAGAGTTCAGTTAAGACTGCATCAACAGGCAACGCTCGCGGAACAGCAGAAGGATCTCGTCGTAAAGTTTATCGTCGTGCTGACATTATTAAACTTATGAGAACCGACCCAGAACGCTATCAGTCCATGTCGGACGAACTACTCAAAGCGTATTCAGAGGGTCGGGTCCGATAGCCTAAAGGAGAATTACAATGGCTGGTGAAACCTCTGGTGCCTATTTTACAGCTAATGCTGTAGTAGACAAAACTGCTGCTGGGACTTTTATCCCAGAAATCTGGAGCGATGAAGTAATCGCTGCTTACCAAAAGAACCTGAAGATGGCTCCTCTTGTCAAGCGTCTGCAAATGTCTGGCAAGAAAGGTGACGTTATTCACATCCCTAAGCCCATTCGTGGTGCTGCATCTGCTAAGGCAGAAGCTGTAGCAGTTACGATTCAGGCTAACCTAGAAACTGAGTTGCAAGTAACTGTTGACCGTCACTTTGAGTACTCACGTTTGATTGAGGACATCGTAGAAGTACAGGCTCTGTCTTCTCTGCGACAGTTCTACACCGAAGACGCTGGCTACCAGCTTGCTCTGAAGGTAGACACTGACCTCATCAACGCTGCTACTGGCTTTGGTAACGGTACTCGTACTCAGTCTCCTGCTGCTACTGGTGCTAACTGGGTTAACACTAACAGCTACTACTTTAACGCTGCTACTGGTATTTCTACCTATGCAGTGGATACTGTAGCTACAGGCGACAACTTTACGGATCTTGGATTCCGCGAAGCTATCAAGCTGATGGATGACGCTGACGTACCTATGGATGGACGAGTTCTCGTTATTCCTCCTGCGTCACGTAAGTCAATCATGGGCATTGAGCGCTACGTGTCTTCTGATTTCGTAGGTGGTCGTGGTGTTGAGTCAGGACTCATCGGTAACTTGTACGGTGTTGACGTATACGTTTCTAGCAACTGTCCCGTAATTGAGACAGGTGGTGAGAACGGTGCTTCATCTCTTGATACCCGTGGTTGCTTGTTCTTCCACAAAGACGCTCTCGTAATGGCAGAGCAAATGGCTGTACGTTCTCAGACCCAGTACAAGCAAGAGTACCTCTCTACTCTGTACACGGCTGACACTCTGTACGGTGTTGAGACTTACCGTCCCGAAGCAGGATTTATCCTCGCTGTCGCTGACGAGTAAAACTCTAGGGGGTCAGCAATGGCCCCTTTTTCTTTCCTTGTTTGTTTTCTTAGGAGTAGTCTATGCCTATATTTAGAGGCACAGGTGGTTCAGGCAACGCCTCTACGGATGCGTACGCGTCTGAAATAGCTGATTACGCTCAGACTGCTACTACAAAAGCAAACGAAGCTGCTACCAGTGCAACTAATGCTGCTACGTCAGAAACTAATGCAGCAACTAGTGCAACTAGCGCATCATCTAGCGCTACAACAGCAACAACACAAGCCACAACAGCAACAACACAAGCCACAACAGCAACTACGCAGGCCTCTGCTGCATCTACATCTGCAACAGCGGCTGCAACATCTGCTACGTCTGCTGCTACATCTTCTACTACAGCAACAACACAGGCTACTACGGCTACTACTAAAGCCAGTGAAGCCAGCACAAGTGCTACTAATGCAGCTACCAGCGCAACCACAGCAACAACACAAGCAACAACATCTACTACACAGGCTACCAATGCAGCCTCTAGCGCCACTGCAGCGGCCTCCAGCGCAACGGCAGCAGCATCTAGTGCTACAGCAGCAGCTACGTCTGCAACAGCCGCAGAAGCCGCTAAGGACGCTATTGACGGGCTTTACTTAGGCGCACAATCAAGTAACCCAACTGTAGACGGTAACGGTAACGCAGTAACAACAGGTGATTGGTACTTTAATACGTCAGATAACAGCACTAGGATTTACACAGGAAGTGCTTGGGATACTATTAATCCAAACCTAGTAGGCGACACAACACCACAGTTAGGCGGTACGTTAGATGCTAACGGCAACACTATCGACATGGGTACTAACAATATTACTGATACTAAAGTAGGTCAATGGGACACTGCTTACGGCTGGGGTAATCACGCTAGTGCTGGGTATCTTACAGGCAACCAAACGATCACACTGTCCGGTGCAGTCACTGGCTCTGGTACAACTTCTATTTCTACAACACTGTCAACTGTTGACGGAGGAACTTATTAATGACTACAATTAAGCTAAAGAACGGTTCAGGCGCACCAGCGACAAGTGATCTTGTTCAGGGCGAACCCGCGCTGGATCTTACTAATAAGCGCCTTTACACAGAAAACGCAAGTGGTGCTGTAATTGAAATAGGAACTAGCCCCAGTACTATTGACATTAACGCTGGAACGATTGATGGCACTGCTATTGGAGGCTCTACAGCCGCCGCAGGCTCGTTTACCACACTAACAGCATCCTCTAATGTTTCGTTTGACGGCGGCACTATTAAGTTGGATGGTAATTATCCTACTGGAACAGGCAACGTAGCTTTAGGAGACACTGCTCTCGACGCCTCTCTGACCGGTAACTACAATACTGCAATAGGACATGCCGCCCTCACGACAAACACTAGCGGGGCAAATAGTGTTGCCGTTGGGGGTTTTGCTCTTGAAGACAATACAACAGGCATCCGCATGGTTGCCGTTGGATATGGAGCACTACGAAGTAATACAACTGCAAACTCAAATGTTGCAGTCGGATACGCTTCTTTAGCAGAAAACACTACAGGCGCGGATAACAATGCGTTGGGCCGTGGCTCGCTGGGCAATAACACTACTGGTGGTGATAACAACGCTTTTGGCTATAGCGCGCTAAATAGTAATACTACCGGCACGCAAAATACCGTTGTGGGTCATGCCGCGATGGATAACAGCACCACGGCGTCATATTCCACGGCATTAGGCGCGACGGCGCTAACCGATCTGACAACAGGCAGTTATATGACGGCGGTGGGCAGAAGCGCACTAGCAGATGCAACCACAGCAAATAATAGCGTTGCTGTAGGTAATGACGCGGCCCGTCTAACCACTACAGGAGTGTTTAATCATGCCCTTGGGGTTGCGGCTCTGTATTCAAATACAACAGGAAGCTACAACACTGCGGTTGGTTATGCGTCTTTATATAATAACACCGCAACCGGCAATGTAGCGATTGGTCACAACTCTTGTTTTACCAACACAGCGGGCGTTCAACTTACTGGCGTCGGATACGGAACGCTTCAAAATACCACGGGATCGGCTAACACGGCATTGGGATATCTAGCCGGTTACGCGAACACATCAGGATTTTACAACGTAGCGGTTGGAGACTACGCGCTTTATGACAACACCACAGGCACCAACCATGTGGCTGTGGGTCACTACGCTGGATTTGAGAACATCACGGGGGATTCAATTACTGCCGTTGGCTCAACAGCACTGCAAAACAACACAACAGGAAACTACAACACAGCTTTGGGCAGACAGGCTGGGCAGGCTAATACCACAGGTTCCAATAATACTTTTGTTGGAATGCAGGCAGGTGTCTCTAATACTACAGCGGGAAACAACACCGCTGTTGGTATGCAAGCTCTTATTTCAAACACTACTGGGGTAGAAAACGCCGCTTTGGGCTTACAAGCCCTTTATAGCACCTCTACTGGATACTCTAACACCGCTGTTGGAAACTACGCGCTGTATGCAAATACAACAGGAAACTATGGCGTAGCCGTTGGCTATCAAACGCTAGACGCTAACACCACGGGCGCTAGAAACTGTGCTGTTGGCTATGCGGCGATGACCACTAATACAACTGGAGGCTACAGTACGGCTCTTGGATCGTATGCCCTCACCAGCCAAACCACGCCAAACTTCAATGTAGCTGTGGGCTATCAGGCTGGGTATACAACTAGCACGGGCTTTGATAATACCTACCTAGGAACTTATGCTGGGTACACAGGTGCTGGTGCCGCTAGAAATGTTTATATCGGATATACGGCTGGATACAACGGAACAGGCTCAAATAATGTAGCGGTTGGAAACAGTGCGGGTGACGCAATTACGTCAGGAAGCAATATTACCTGTATTGGCTATGCGTCTGATCCCTCAAGCGGCACAGCAACTAACGAGGTAACGCTAGGAAACTCAAGCGTTGAAACACTGCGCTGTCAAGTAGCTCTAACGGTTTTGTCTGATGAGCGAGATAAGAAAAACATTGAAACCCTTGGCAGTGCTTCTGACTTTATTAAAGCCTTGCGTCCTGTTTCGTTTGATTGGAATCAGCGAGATGGCGAAAGAATAGGCCAGTCAGATCACGGGTTTATTGCTCAAGAGCTAAAAACAGCACAGCAAGAAACAAACTGGCACGTTCCGCGTTTAGTTTACGAGAGTAACCCTGACAAGATGGAAGCGTCCTACGCAACGCTGTTGCCCTCTGTGGTGTCGGCATTGCAAGAGGCGCTTGCAGAAATTGAATCATTAAAAGCGCAAGTCGCTGAATTAAGTGGAGAGTAAAAATGACCGATGAAACCTTAAGCACAGAAGAAATACAAGCACACTACGATGCCGCTATGGATTCTGTAGGGCTGTTAAACGCCGGTAAACCAGAAGGATGGGCAGATGACGAGTGGACTGACTGCGTATCACGCAACGTCGAGCACCTAGAACTTATGGTTGCTAAAGACTATTGGACTGATGCACAAGATACTTCTGTGCTTCAAGCCGCTATTGACGCAAACTCGTAAGCTAATGAATGGATCCTCTTTCTTTAATTGCTATGGCGTCTACAACCTTCAAAGGTATACAGACGCTAGTAAACAGAGGTGCTGAGATTGAGCACGTTGCTCAGAAGTTAGGGCAGTGGTACAGCTTTGCGTCTGACATAAAACAAGCAGAAAAAGAAGCTGAGAGTCCCGGTGTATTTAAAAAGTTATTTGATGGTAACACCGTAGAGCAACAGGCACTCAACAGTGTCATAGCTAAGAAAAAACTAGAGGAACAGGAGAGGCAGATAAGAGAACTCATTGTGTGGTCTTACGGTGTCGAGACTTATCAAGAGATGATAATGCTGAGGCGTAAGATTAAAGCACAAAGAGAAGAGGTAATCTATAAGCAACGCAAGAGGCAACGTATGATACTAGATAGTTTCTTGTTGTCTATAGCCGCTGTCGTAACAGCCAGTATTATTTACGGCACGACAGTAATTATCAAAGGTGCATAAGGATGGCAGATCAAGGTATGAAAGAGGTAATGGATACAGTTTCTGTAGCAACTGGTGTTGGTGCCTTGGCTGGCGTACTGCCTTCCTTAGCTGCGTTGTTGACACTCGTGTGGACAGGTATACGCATCTGGGAAACAGACACGGTGCAAGGCTGGCGTAACAGAGGTAAGTCGTAAGTGTGGCAAGCACTCATTAGTCCTATTGCTGGACTCGCTAAGACTTGGATGAGCAATCGTCACGAGCAATCACAAGCAAAACACGTAGCTAAGATGCAAGTAATACAGAACACAGCATCTTGGGAACAGCACATGGCACAGGCTAGTGCATCCTCGTGGAAAGACGAGTGGTTCACAGTAGTCCTGAGTGCACCTGTGATAGCTATTATGTGGGGCGTAGGTATGAACGATCTTGATATCATTGGTCGCGTAGGCATTGCCTTTGCAGAGCTAGGGAAGCTACCTGAGTGGTATCAATATCTTTTGTACGTTGCAGTCACAGCCAGCTTTGGCATACGTGGTGCTGACAAGCTGATGCAGCTAAAGGGTGGTAAGTAGCTGTGATTAGGATAACAGTAAATCCACATCATCCAGACTTTGATTTTTGGAGTTTTGTTCAGCAGTACCTTGCTGCCGGTTTTAATCCACTTGGTCCTCAAGGATCGTCTAATCCAGAATACAAAACACTAGAAGCCTATCTCAGACATCTTTTTGGTGATCTTCCAGAAGGTACTGTTGATTGGGCCTCTTCTGATTTAAACGGTGATGGCTTTAACAACCTCTATGCTATAGATGCTGATGGTAATGCACATACTGTATACGGCTATGATAGCAACGGTAACACAGAATCCACAGAGTTTAATGAGTGGCAGTACAACAGTTTTATTGACGAGTTTGAAGAAATTTTATCTTCTGAAGATCCTTCTTCTGGGGCACAAGAACTTTTTGAACGCTACGAAAATTACGGAATAGCTGACAACACATTTATACAAAACTCTTTTAGCTTTGTAAACCCACGACAAATTATAGACAGGGCTATTTTAGGTGACAGCGATATTGGCGTAAAAGTTGACATATGTAGCACTACAGTTACAACTAACTGTGTTGACCCTAAGGCAATTAACGATTTATGGGAAGACTTTGGTAGACACATACAAGTAATATTTAAAGGTCTTCAAATTCCGGGTTTACCTGCGTGGTTACCTCTTCCGGGGATTATGAGTCTTCCAACAATTGGAGAAATATGGGACAAAATTACTGGGCCTTTTAACGATGCCGCTAGGGATCAGTTAAGAGAGTGCATGAAAAAGGACGATGACGGAGACGGCGTTGCTAACACAGCCTCTTACTGCATGGAAAACAGGGACATTGCCGGTATTATTACTCAAGGCATACTTGACGGCACTGGTGACATAGTTGACGCTACAACAGAAGCAGTACAAGGGATAGTAGACAAAGCCTTAGAAACTCTTGATTGTGTTAAAGATCCAGCGGCTTGCGCCGGTAAAATTAAAGGTATTCTTGAAGGCGTCATTGGCGGTGCTGACCCAACTCAACCGGGACTTCCACCTTGGATGAGAGCTATTATTATTGGTTCTCAGTACGGCGATAAGATACTCAAAGAGCTAGAAAAACTATTTGAGGCAGACATTGACGGTGATGGAACTATTGGTATAACAGCCGATGAAGAGTACTGTGAAGATGGTGTAACTAAAAAAGAAGACGCAGAAGGTACTAACTGTGCTGAATACGCTGAGTTTGGCTATTGTGAAGACAATGTAACTAAGAAAGAAAATACTGCTGGAACTAACTGTGCTGAATACGTGGCAGATTACGGAATGTGCGATGATGAGTTAACTAAAAAAGAAGACGCAGAAGGTACTAACTGTCCCGGCCCAGAGCCTGTAGTCAAGGAAGGTGACCCTTGTAATTTAGAAGACGGAACAGCAGGTACCTATCAGTTTGTAGGTGATGAACTTCAATGTATTCCTGAACCACCTGAGTTTGGTTTTTGTCAAGACGGAGTAACTGAAAAAGAAAACGCAGATGGCACTAACTGTGATGAATATGGTAGTGGAACACCCACAGGACCAGACGGTATCAAGTGTGAAGACGGTTATCCACAAGGTACTTTAACTTTTGGTCTTCAAGATCAACAAAAGTGGTGGGGGGCTAACTGCAAAGATACTCACTGCAACGACGGAACTAAAATACCTGAAGATGGAGTCTGCGAGGGCGAAGGTGGCAGTGACGGTGGTGACGACGATGGCGACGATGACGACCTGTGTCCCAGCGGTGCTGAGCCTTTCTATGTTGTATTTGACGAAGACAAAGATGGAGCCTTTACAGACCCTCGTGACGGAAAAAACTATACCTACGATCCTTGCGATCAAACTCAGCCACCTGTTGAAGTGCCCGGTCCTGATGGTGGCAACGATGAGTGTCCCGACCCAAATCAAGTACGCAGAGGCGGCATCGCTGGTGCAGCTTGTGTAACAGTAGGTCAAGTTTGTTTTGCGGAGCCTAGTAAATATCCCGGAGACTCTACAACTACACAGCAAGGACAGTACAGCACAGAAGGTTTCTGTATTGATGTCAGCGGTGGTCAATGCACAAACGGTAATGAACCTGAGTATTTACCTGAAGATACTGACCAAGATGGTGCTTTTTTCTACAACGGTGATTCAATTACCTATGACCCGTGTGCAGACGACCTCTCCAGTTCTATGTACTGGACACCTGCTCCTGAGTTAGTGTGTAACGATGAAAACGCAGACCCGCCTGCAGGTGACGACGGTGGCTGTGGTCCTTGTAAGCGTGATTATGCCAAGCCAGAAGGGTACGACGTTTGTACTTCTATAGTAGATATATGTGCTGCACAAAATGTTCCCGGCTACGGACCAGACGATGCGCCGTGTAAAGACATAGACACTACAGATCCGTGTACACAGGAAGACCCTAACTCTCAATCAGATGGACAAGGTGGCTGTGAGTGTAAACAGGACTACGTACTGGATAACGACGAAAACAGCACAACTTTCGGTAAATGTGTAGGATCAAAACAAGCACCACAGGAGTCGTGTGACGACGAAAATGCAACTAATAACGGAGAACTAGGACCGTGTGTTTGTCCTGACACTTTTACAGTAAGCAAGGACGGTAAAGCCTGTATTCCAGTTGGTCTTCCTCCAGAAACCTGTAGCGACCCTAACGCTGTCAACGATGGACAAGACGGGCCTTGTGAATGTAAGCCCGGTTTTTCAAAAGACCCAGAAACGCTGCTTTGTGTACAAGATACTACTGTTTGTGACAACGGAGCTACAGAAGAAAGTGGGTGTGATACTTGTCCTGATGGAACCAGTGTTCTTGAGTACGAAGACGGAATGTGTCCTAGTACTACAGAAGAGTGCGATAACGGAGCTACTGACTTTCCTGCTTGTACTACGTGTCCTGAAGGTGCGGTAATGAGCGAAGAAGGTTTCTGTCTTACTCCCGGCGAACCTCCAGTAACTCCTCCCACAGGCGGTGGCGGTGGCGGTGGCGGTGGTGGTGGCGGTGGTGGCGGTATGTTTAATCCGTTCTTAGCTGGCATAAGTTACACACAACAGGCTGTACCAGAGCCTCCAGCACCACCACAGAAGGACTACATGGCTGAACTAGACAACATAATTAAACGAAGTTTGTTTGAGGGCATGGCATAAGATGACATATTTAAACTTAGTAAACAACGTCCTCAGGCGCTTACGTGAAGACGAGGTGTCTAGTGTACAAGATACAACCTACAGTAAACTGGCGGGTGATTTTGTAAACGACGCTAAAAAGGTGGTAGAGGACGCTTGGGATTGGTCAGCACTCAGGACTACCCTTACGGTAACTACGTCTGCTGATATTTTTAACTACGTACTTACTGGGTCACAAAATAAAATTAAGGTGCTAGATGTAATCAATGATACCTCAAACATCTTTATGCAGTACCAGACTCAGCACTGGTTTAACGATAAGTACTTGAACCAATCACCACCCAGCGGCTCACCTGAGTACTACACGTACAACGGCGTTGATGCTAGTGGTGACACTCAGGTAGACATTTATCCTAAGCCGGACGGTGTGTACAGCTTGAGATTTAACTGTACTCTTAGGAACGCTGAGTTAAGCGCTGATACAGATGTACTGAGTATACCTAGTCAACCCGTGATACACCTAGCGATAGCTCTGTTAGCTCGTGAGCGTGGCGAGACAGGCGGTACATCAGCACCTGAGTACTTTGGTATTGCTGATAAGTTTTTGTCTGACGCGATTGCTCTGGACGCACAGAAGCATCCTGAAGAAACCATCTGGTACACTCCCTAGGAGCCTGACGTATGGCACAGCCGCTACAAAGTATTAACTTAGTTGCTCCTGCGTTTAAAGGAGTCAACACAGAAGACTCTCCGATTGCACAGGATCCGTCTTTTGCTGAAATCGCTGATAACGCTGTGATTGACAAGCGTGGACGTATTGCTGCACGTAAGGGTGTAGACTTGTTAACTGCTGTTAACACACCTCTGGGCACTGATTACGCTGTTAAGCTGCACCACTTTTACGATGACGCAGGTAACGAGGAAGTCTTTGTCACGGGTAACAACAAGATATTTAAGACTGCACAGACGACTAATCCTGATGACACGCTTACTGACATTACTCCGGGTTCGTACACAATCTCTGCAGACAACTGGAAGATAGTAAACTTTAACGATAAGGCGTACTTCTTTCAGCGTGGACAAGAGCCTCTGGTGTATGACAACGCGACAGGACTTAGGACGTTTGGCACAGCAACAGGTAGTTCTACTAATAGTAACTTCTACTGCCACGAGGCTCTAGCAGCTTACGGTAGACTGTGGATCGTAGATAACGCAGCAGACACACAGACTATATACTGGTCTGACCTGCTGATAGGAACAGACTTCACTGGTGGCTCCAGTGGTTCTATAGATGTATCTAAGGCTTGGCCTGACGGGTACGACGAAGTACGGGCACTGGTTGCTCACAACAACGCTCTGCTAATCTTAGGCAAGCACAGCATCCTCGTGTACGCTAACGCCGTGAGTCCAGCAATGATGGCACTGGCTGATACTGTGGCTGGAGTTGGGTGCATCTGTAGAAACTCTGTACAGCACATAGGTACTGATGTGTTGTTTATGTCTCAGAATGGTCTGAGAAGTTTTGGTAGGACTATACAAGAAAAGTCACTACCTCTGTCTGATTTGAGTGTAAACATAAAGTCTGAGATTATTAATTTAATTGAAACACGAACTGCACCAACGGCATCTGTGTACAGCCCTGAGAACTCCTTTTACCTCATTACGTTTCCAGACAGGTCAACTACGTACTGCTTTGATCTCAAGGGTAAACTAGAGAATAACGCTTACAGAGTCACACGTTGGACCTCTGCACCGTTTAAGTCTTACGAGAGAAAGAACGATGGTACGCTTCTTGTTGGTACTGTGGACGGCGTAGGTGAGTACGCAGGGTACGCAGATGAGTACAACGACTCAGGTACGATTAGGACTTCCAGTTACCGCTTTAGGTACTACAGCCCCGGATTGACGTTTGGTGATCCGTCTAAACTTAAGTTCTTAAAGAAAATACGTCCAACATTGGTTGGTGCTAACAGCGCTACTGTGTTTATGAAGTGGGCGTATGACTTTGGTACATCGTACAGTACACAAGAGTTTACGGTAGGTAACCAGACTCCCTTCTTCTTTAACGAAGCAGCTTCAGAGTACACAGTTGCTGAGTTCACCGGAGGAGCAACAACAACCAGACCTCCTGTTAACACTACAGGCTCTGGCACTATTATTACTATTGGTCTTGAGTCAGAAATAAACGGTTTTGCTTTATCTCTCCAAGAAATTAACGTATTAGCACTAATGGGTAAAACACTATGAGCAACTATACAAAGACAACTAACTTTGCTGCTAAGGATAGTTTGCCTTCTGGAGATGCTGGCAAGATTATTCAAGGCACTGAATTTAACACAGAGTTTGACGCTATTGCGGTTGCAGTTGCAACTAAGGCGAACACAGCTTCACCGACGTTTACAGGTACTGTTACTATACCTAACTTGACGTTTACAGGAACTCTGTCTACAGGGACGATTGACGGAGGGACTTACTGATGCCAGAATGGTTAACAAATCTACTAGGAATTGGCGGTGCTGTTGGCGGCGGTCTGCTAACTAAAGACGCTATAGACCGGCTGAGTAAGATTGGTGAACAGTCTTTAGCAGGAACTTTCTTTACTGATCCTCGTACAAATGAACAAATGTACGTTCCCGGTGCTTACGGGTTAGCACAACAAGCCGTAGGAATGTCTCAGTTTAAGCCGTTTACTGTAGCGTCTACAATGGGTGGTAGCTTTGGTGCAACTCCTCAGTTTGATCCTGAAACTGGTGCGTTTACTGGCGTAGGTACAAGCATGGATCTTTCTGACGAAGAGAAAGCGTTCCAACAGTCTATGCTGACTCGTGCTCAAACTCAGCTTGCTGGTACTCCTTACGGTCAACAACGAGGACGAACAGCCGCAGAACAAGCGTTTAAATTAGGTGGCGGCATGATGACAGACTTGCGCGACACTGACATGGCTCAACGCGAGCAAGACATCTACGGGCGCATTAGGGCTGCACAGTCTCCTGAGGAGCAACGACAGGCACAGGCAATGGAAGAACGTTTGGCTGCACAAGGACGCTTAGGTGTACAGACTGCACAGTTTGGTGGGACACCAGAGCAACTAGCGTTTGGTAAAGCACAAGCAGAAGCTAGAAACTCAGCTATGCTACAGGCTATGGGCCAAGCACAGGCAGAACAATCACAGTTGGCACAGCAGGCACAGATGTTTACAGGCATGGGTAGTCAGTTGTCTCAGGCAGACTTGCAACAACTGGCGGCACAGCAAAACTTAGGTGTTGGTTCTATGGGCGCTGCGTACATGCCACAGACTCAGATGATGCAGCTACAGCAGGCTATGATGCCTTATCAGCAGATGCAACAGCAGGGACAGTTGTTTGGTGCTGGTCAATACGGTGAGACAATGATGAGTGGTCTTGAGGCTAGGTTGGTAGCAGAGCAAGCTCAGGCTAATCTGTTGGGTAGCATAGGATCTGGTTTGCTGAGTGGTGTATTCGGCGCAAACAAAGACTTTGACTTTTTTGATATGCTACAAACTGCAGTAACAGGAGGATAACCAAGATGGCTAGATTTTCACAACAGATGCTGGCGGGTCTTCTGAATCCGACGTACCAGAAAGAGTTAACCAGTGCTGCTCGCGGTCTTGGCGGTGCTCCGGGTCGTATGATGACACGGCAGGCTACACAGAGAAGCCAAGCAGAGATACAGGAGTTGCTAAAGCAACACGCGAATAACCCTGCGAAGCTACAGCAGCTTGCCAATGAGTATCGCGCCAAAGGTAACACAGACGCTGCTCAAGCGTTTACTACTGCTGCTACTCAGGCTACTGCTAAAGAAACCGCAGGCCAACAGAGAGGTTTACAGGGTGGACTAACTGCGATTACACAAGCGGCAGCACGTGGAGTTCCTTTGCAGAGCGATAAAAAGCCTGATTTAAGTAGCGCTGTTTCGTCTGTTTTGGCACAAGGTGGTACGCAAGCAGATATTATGTCGGCGTACAACGCAGGCGTTGATTTGGCAAAAGGAGAAAAGCCTGAAATCATTCAAGGAACACCGGGTTCCCAGTTTTTTAAACGAGATGAAGACGGAAACCTAGTTTTACAAAAGACTGTTCCTTTTAAAGAAGATTCATCAGATAAAACAATTGATAGAGCTTTTGAATTAGCAAAAACAGGTAAGTACACTGCTGTCTCAATTCAAGACGCTGTAGGAGCAGACGGAAGTATTGATTATTCTAAGCTACAGGAAGTTGTTGAGTCTGAAGGAAGAGGATCAGTAGGTTCTAATGTAGAAAAAAGAAACAACGAAATCTCAGCAGAATCTACAAAATCTTCTATAGGTTTAGCGAGGAACAGACAGCTACAGCAGGAACTTGTTACTACTCAAAAAACCACTGGTATTCTTAGTGATTGGAGGACTTCTGTTTTAGACGTTGCTGGCTTAAGAGATGCTGAAGAAGAAGCTAAGACAGCTTTCTTGAGAACGAGAAACACAGACATTATTAACTCACTTCCTCCCGGTGTGGCTTCAGACACTGATGTCAGAATATTCTCTCAAGGTTTTCCTGCGGCTAACGCCTCCTCAGAAGAAATACTTAAGTATTTACAGGCAGAAGAAAGAATTTTGGCGGCGTCTAGCGACATGGCGATGGTTGCTGATAGGCATTTGGCTTCTCAGATAAACGCAGGACTAGACGCAACAATGGTTGGTTTTGAAGATAAAAAACAGAAGTACGCTTCTATAATGCAAAAGGCTCGTAGAGACATAGAAGAGAAAACAGCAAACGCTCAAACAGAACAAGAAGCTATTGACATTGAGCTAGAAGTAATTAAGCAAGTCTCAGAAGTTTTGGGGTTCGTTCCTAAGTTCTACCGCTAAGGGTAATAACATGGCTAAAAGTGTATTTACAGATGAAGAAATATCGGAAGATAACCCGTATGCTTCTTTAGGTTCTGGAGTAGGTTTTTCTAATCCTTATGCTGTAGACGCTATGGGACCACTTGAGCGTCAAGAGCAATACACGGCAGAACATCTTCAGTCTTACGTAGAAAAAGTTGATTCTAATTCTATTACCGATGACGATTTGTTTATGACTGCTCGTGCTTTTATTGACGGTATGTGGTTAAACAAAGGTGAAGAAATATCTAGCTACATTTCAGCCGCTGTTGTCAAAATATTAGAGCCAGATGCGTTTAGGGATGTTTCTGTATCAGAATTAAGAAAACAAATTTTAACTGAAGAAGAAGCTAAATCCGCAACATTTGCTGAAGAAAGTCCTATCTTATCTACTACAGCAAATATTGCTGGTAGTATTTTGTCTCCTGTCTCAATAAAAAGCGGTCAATTACTTACGCAAGCCGGGAGACTTAGGCAAGGATCGCAAGCGGTTCAAACTCAAGCACAAATAGCTTCTAAATTAGGTCCGGGTGTTGCTCAAGTTTCTGATGAAGGTGCTTTACTTGCTGCAAAGCTAGGCCGACAGCAGGGCGGCAGACCAGCGCAACTTCTTTCTAACCTCCCAACTCCTGTAGCTGCTTCAGGAGTAACTGCTGCGGAAGGTTATGTCATAGGCTACGAGGGAATGACAGACGAAGAAAAGGCTAAAAACGCTTTGCTTACTGCTGGTATTTCTGCAACGGTTCCTTTTGCTTTTGCCGGTGTAAAAAAAGGTTACGATTTTTTTACTGAAACTAAACTTGCTCAACAGCTAGGAGAAGGCAAAGACTTTATAAATTTAATGTTTACTGATCTTCCCTTTGTTTCTGGTGTTTACAGGTCTGTTGTTTCAAAGGCTTACGGAGGTAGATCACTGTCTGAACAGCAGGCTAGAAACATGGCAGGAAGGGCTGTAACAACAGAATCTGCTAAAATAGACGGAGCTAAGGCTGTTCAAGAGGCGGGACAAAAAACCAAAATTGCAAAGAAAACTATAGAAAGAAACACAGTAGAATCTATAGAAGAAACCGGAATAAGGATTCAGGATAAAATTAATGAGTTAACAAAGTTATCAAAAGAGGCTAAAGGACAAGCTAAAATAGACTACGATAATCAGATTGCGGAGTTAAAGCAGGCTCAACAAAACCCTAGCGTTTTACGATCTATCGCTGTTCAGCAAGCTGATGAGGCTACAAACTCAGCTAACGCCTTTTTTCGCGGTAAAGCCTTGCGTGAAGCCGCACCGCCCGGAGCCACTGCCGATGAAATTAATGAACTAGGCTTGATGGACCCCCAAGATGCTAACGCTTTTTTAGACGATTTGTGGAAAAGACACGGCTTTACAGTAGCTAACGGTAAAACTTATGATATAAACGCAGACGGCGTGTTAAAATTTATTGACGATATTGAAGATGATTTTGCGGATCTTGCGTTAGTCGGCGGTGAAAGAGCAAATATCATAGCAAGTGTTAAAACGTACATAAAGGGGCAAATAGCGAAGAAAGCCCCTGATGGTGTTATTTCAGGAGAAGACCTAGTTCAACTCAGAAGCACCATAGGTAAAGCAATTAGTGGATTGAGCGAGGGAGCAACCTCAACGAGACGCTTTGCGTCAGAAGTTCAAACGTATTTTGATGATTTGCTTGAGTCAGGTTTGAATAAACAAGAGTTGGCTGTTTTAAACGCTGATAAAACTTCGTGGAGCATAAGAAGCCTTGTTGACAGTGCTATTATAAAAGCGTCAGATGGAAAACCAAGAATGGGTGCTTTTGACGCCTCTGATTATTTAGCGGCATTGAAGGAACACAGCAAAAGGTTTGTTGCTAGAGGACAGGGAAGGTTGCAAGAAGAGGCCCAGAGTTTAGCCGCTTCAACACAAAGAAACAAAGACAACATACTTGGACTAGCGAACAAAGAAGCCGACGAAGTTAGAAGGCAGGCCATAAAAGATAAAGCCCAATTATCAACTGCTTTACAAAAACAAAGAGATAAAATTCAAGCAGAAGCAGATTCTAAAATTGCAGAGTTAAACAGGCAAAAACAAGTTCAAGGAGCGCAAGCCACAGGAAGACGCGATTTAGATATAAAAATTGCCGAAGAAAGAGAACGGATTACACTTCAACTAGCTGATGTTGACAGTAAAATAGCTAGGGCTAAACAAGAACTGAACGCCCTAAAAGAAATGATGCCTAGTTCTTTTCAGCCTAGCGTTTTTGAAGCGTTGTTTAACTCTGCGTTAGTTGGACAAACAATGGGCTTATTTGCTCCTAAAGCGACTGAACAAATAACATCTACTATTGTTACAGGCTCTATAGGAGCTAACATATTGGCTCGTGAAGTGACTCAACGGCTACTAGCAGGGCAAACAGCCGGACAAGCGGCTATAAGAAAAGGCGTGTCTTCTGTAGGAGAAGTTGCAGAAAGACTTGGGGCGACAACTGCTATGACAACTGGAGGTCAGGCAGGTGCAGCAGGGATGGTGGTAGTTCCTCAAGGAGTAATGTTTTCTGAGGAAAGAAAAGAGGCTTTACGTAAAATGCCCGTATCTGGTAAAGCGGCTTTGTACAGAAACTTAAAAGCCAAAGAAGGTTCTTTGGACAGACTAAAAGCGGAAGACCCTAAGCTATTTAAAGAGCTAGAAAAAGCGGCAAATGCTGGGAGATAAAATGAAAAAGAATAAAGACAAAGACCACACAGTAAGCTACACATCCATTGACTACCACAGTATGTGCCAGAAGTCAAAGGAACGCATCAAGAAGATGCAAGCTGAAGGAATACCTACGTCCCATGACCCTAAAGATAAGCCAGAGGACGTAGGTAAGTCTAACGGTTACTCCATATTCTTCATGTCATAGTTCACAGTTGTTCCCTGTACAGGCTAACTGCTGGCTACCCTCAGTCATATCAGAGGCTTCATTGATGTCCCAATCAATCTGGGTCGGAAAGCCCTTCTGTAGTGCCTTGAGGGTGGCCTTGTCCACAGGTTCATAAGGTGCCTGCTGATACGTGTGGTCTGAGTAAGGCAGAAAAGAGATACCACTGACCTTATCAAACTTGTTGTACAGCCACTGTCCCACCTCCAGAAACTCGTTGTCCCTGTAGTAGCAAGTCATGGACGGCTTGTGCTCACACCAGTAGTCCTGATATATCTCCCACAGATCCAACTGTTCCATAGCACCCATGTCTGAGGCTGTCACAGCGCCTTCAGGAGACGCAATAGGGAAGGAGAATACCCTAGTACTGGGTGACATCGCATCGTCCTCCACAGGCACTCCTGCGGCCTCTAGGACGCTACAAAGTGGATCTCTAGCATCTGCACGTACTCTGCGTATGTATTGTGCACTATAACGAGGATGGATACCACTAGCGCTATCGACCAACTGACTAACAGTGCCGCTAGGCTTGACCGCAGTAATAGCGGTAGAAGCGTTGATACCCAGTTTCTCTGCCCACTGCTTGTTAACTTCAATTGCTTCCTCCCTCATCTCCGTAAGCCACTTCTTCAGCTTGGCCTTGTCTCCTCTACCTGACAGCATTGGATGGTCCATGATGCCTGTCAAGGATACACCTAGCAGTGCCTCTTCCTGTGTGTTTAGTTTCCAAATATTTCTGAGATATCGGAAGTTGGTGAGGGTGGCCTGAAGAGTCCCAAGGATAGTTGCAACCCTAACTTTTCGTTTGAGACTTGCGAGTGTATCCTGTGGCCTAACAACAACCTCTGAAAGATTGCAGAACTGGTAGGGTCTGAGGATGATTTCGCTGCATGGATTAGTTCCAAAATCGTAGGTAGCATCTCTACGTTCATTTTTTGCAGCTTGCTTTTGACTTGCCACTCTGCTAAAGACACCTCGTTCGCCAGATTTAGATTCATATAAGCTAGTCCACTCGTTGAGAAAGGCTTCAAAGTCTGGCTTCTCTGTGTAACACGCTGAGTTATTCGCCAGACCACGCTGGGGTTCATCTATGTACCACTGTCCATGCTTGCATCTCCGGAGCCTGTCGTCCGTTAGGTTGGACAGTGAGATCAGGGCGCTTCTCCTGACTCCTCCGACGACGACGATTTGAGCAATCTTACAGCAAAGATCGTGGCATTCAATGGAGCTAAGTTTTCGTCCAGATGCTGTCTTAAAGAGTTCAACTGTAAACTTGAAGAGATCAACGAGAGGTTCTGGACCACTTGCACGACCTCCGAAAGTCTTGAGTGCGGCACCTGCAGGTCGTACTCTACTAATGTCCCATTGGGGAACTTGACCTGTATACAACAGTGATACCAGTTCCCTAAACGATTTCGCCCATCCGATCTTTGAATCCGCAACATTAATAACTGTATCGGTTGCATGAAACTCCTCCGCAACTTCCGGTAACTTCTGTATGTACTGACGCTCGACACTGAAGCCAACGCCTGTACCACACAGGAGTACGTACATGAGTTCGTCAAACGCCTTAGGGTGGTCTATGGGTAGGTAGCTACAGTTAAACCCTGCTACGTTGTCACGCTCCAGTGCGTCTCCTGCAGTCATCAGCGCCCTCATGCTGGGCATTACGTCTAGGTCATGGACTGCCTTGAATATCTCTGATACGTCAAAGTCGTTGAGGTGTCCACGGTCTACCCAAAAGTTGATGTACCTGTTTACTGTTTCTTCCCAAGTCTCCCGGCGTTGCTCCTCTGGCAAGTACCTAGCGTACCGTGACTTGTGTATGTACTGTTGATATGCGTCCATCTATTCTGTTACTCCTAGCGTTTCGTTAATGATTGCTTGTGCTGCTAACTGTAGTAGCATGTACACCCCATCAGGGTACTGTTCGTTGGACGCTACTTCAAACATCTGACCGTCCTCGTACATTACCACTACCACCTTAGGTTTGTTACCTTCAGTCTCCTGTATCTGAGCCTTAGCTGCAAACGCAGTCAGAAACTCAGCCGTTGTTATCTCCTTTTCTTCTGTCTTTGTCCCAAACTTACCTTCTATGATCTTCACAAGGCAACCTCCTTGATTAACCACTCTAGGTAGACACGAGCCTTCCGTAGATCCTCTACGCCGTTCTTGTACTCGTAACGCCACAGGTACTTCAGACAGTTACCCTTGAGGTATCCCTTGTATTCTTGTGGGTGCATAGACGCCTTGATTGCTTCAATGGCCTCAATAGCTCCCTTGTTGTAGTGATCTGGTTGTGCCACAGGATCGTGCTTGTCCTGAGGGTGGTACAGTTTTCCTGTGAATGTCTTAGACATCCTGTCCCACTCCTCTGTAGTAATGTCGTCTATGGACCTGCTTTCCTGACAGTTCTTACGTAGCTTCTCACAGTCTTTTTCAAACTTTGCACAGTCGTCTTCAGTCATGTTCCATTCATTCGGCATATTCTTCCTCTAGCTCCTCTTGAAATTCGTCGAGTTTGCGTATGAGTTTATCCTCAAATCTATCCAGTAGTTCCTCAGAAGAGATTTGTAGTGCTTCCAGAAGATCGTCAGGGTCGTACAACCGCAACAGACGCTCCTTAATTTCTTCTAGTGTCAGAGACATAATCAACCAACTCCTTAAGTGTATCTATATTATACCATAGAATATTGTGTTTGTCACACCACTCAGCCATAGTAAGTTTGGTACTTTTACTCACTTTCTGATTAGGCTTCATTAACACAAATATGAGTTCTTGCGTCCACGGTAGTGACTTAGAGATCGCTTTATACTTCTGCGTGTCTCCTGCACGAAAGTATCCTTTGCACTCAATGAGGTAGGTTTTGTCTTTTCTTTCGTACACAAAGTCTGGTGTGTACTTTCGTGGGATAATGTACGGGACTTGGAACGGTTCGTAACTAAAACCAAATGGTTGTAACTGCTTTGCAACATCTTCTTCAAACCCCGACCTAAATTTACTGTGCTTGGATTTCCGTGACCTTCGGCTCATTGAACACCTCTGTTAAATATCTTGGACCACTTGAGTACAGGAATGTTCTTACTTCGGGCCAGCAGGTAAACTTGTAGGGACAGTAAGAACAACCAACGGCGAGCTTTTGATTTCCACTTTTGCCGTCTGGTACGGTCTCGTGACAAACCTGAGGCCACTCTGGTTGCTCTACGAGCTTTTTTATGTGCTCTATGCGCTCCTCTATGTCGTAGCTTATCTTGTCGTACACCGGAGCCTGCGTGTCTGCAGAGTCGTACATGAGGTACGTCAGGTGTCCGTTCTGTTTATCCATCGCTAACCAACCAAACGATGTTTCACCTTCGGCGTGTGCGTACCCTTTAATTTGAGCAACGTACCCAAACGGGTCATCATAAGCCAAACTTCCGTCTTTGAATTTTTTAAACCCAAAAGTGGAAGTGCTTTTAACATCAGTGACAACACCATCAATTTTGCAGTCCATATGACCGATAATGCCCGAAACCTCACACTGTTTTTGTTCATCAGTCACCTCGTGTCCTGATATTTTGGTTAAGAATAAAAGCATCTCTTCAATCAGATGCCCGTACATAAACTTGACATGCGTGTTAGGTGTCATCTCCTCTTGCACATCAGAGTTATTCACCACGTTCCAAAGATACCTGTCGTCGCGCCCGATGTTAGACATTCGTAGCTTGCGCCCGTCACGTTGCTCTGTGAACAGCTTGGTCATCAGGCGTTTGCAGCCTTCTCCAAAGTTTTCTATCTCTTCGTAGAGGTCTACGTCCTCTGGCACTTCCTTGGAAGCAACCACGGCGTAGATGTCGTCTACCAGTGAATAAATACTTTTCATTTATGTTGCTCCATTAGTTCAGAGATAGAGTCTCTGGCTTGCTCTGGTGTGCAGTTGAACCACTCACCCTTACGTCCATACGTTTTCTCTAGCAGACTGTGTGCCTCTGACTCAGCAGAGCGTCGGTCAACCACAGACCAGCAGGTAAACAATGCGTAGTCCCTGAACGGTGACGACGTTTGATACCCGTTGAGTCTGTCCTCTGAGTCCACAGCCATGCCCACCTTGACCCACTCAGGGAAGTTAGGAT